CTAACTAAAAAAGTTAGCTACGGTTTAAGACTTATGGATTACGCAACAACAGACGAACGCGAATACGTTTACATTATTGACGCTTGTTTTAAAGACGGCGGTTATTACATTGCTGGCATTAAGAAAGAAGTTAAGCGTGACGGCTTAACGTGGTGGGATTACGAGTGTATTAACTGGAACGCAAAAGACAACGCTGACGGCACCTGGTCGCGTTATGTGAGCGAGGCTGAGGCGGTTGAAGAATTGCTTAATAATAAAGCACTGAAAACGATGCGCACACGACGCAGTGAGAGCGCTACTACTGCTTGGCTTGAAAAACTACCACTAGACGAAAAAGTGGAATTGTGAGGTGACGGTTATGAAAAGCTATTATATTACTTATTACAGCTATAAAAAAGATTTAGCGCAATACTGTAGCACAAAGGCTGAAGCTTGCACATACTTAGCTAACAACGTGAGCAAGCTTTGGCGAGACGTGCACGTAGACGGCGCTTATGGCGACTTTTTTGCGGAACGTGCTGACACTGAGCTTGAGAACTTGCGTACAGTGTTTATGGACTGCGCAAAAGGTGAGCGAGACATTAATCAAGAGCTTGCGATTTTAGATTGTGAAGCGTTGAGCGTTAATGTGGTGACAGCTGATCCGCGAAACATTTTATATAATGACTTGGTAAGCGACGTGCGTCGCGGTGTGACAAAAGTAGTTAAAGATATAGCAAAGGAGTTAGACGATGAAATTTAAAAGCGGTAAATATTACGTAGTGATGGAATACAGTTACGATGGTAACAAGCTAACAAAGATTAAACGTGTAAGCGAGCTAGTAAGCGCAATGACTGCGAGTGATTATGAGGACTTACTTATTTATAAAGGCGAGCTTAAGCAAAAAGCTGAGTTTAACTTTAACGCATACAAAGACACAACAGGACGCACGCGGATAGCGATTTATGAAACGGACGACGAAGGCTATGACGCTAAGGGATGCGCTGTGATTGTTGGTGAAACAAGTAAAGGAAGCGTACTCCTGCGACGCTTTATAACAAGCGACGAGGGGCGTCCTCAGATTGACGAGTTGGAGGTTTAGTATTATGCTACTAACTCTACTGGCGCGTGATTTAGCGTGTGGCGTAGTTGAAGTGATATTACGCTACTACAAATAAAGAAAAGAGCCATGACGGCTCTTTTTTGCTTTTGTTTAAGCTTTGTGTTATTATTGCTGTGGCGCATTTACACCTGTCGCTTTTAAGTCTTCGATTTGTTTAACTACGTCCGCCGATGCGTCCTTAAGCGCTTTGGCTACGTCCGAGCTAGATGCGCGTGAGTCGATAAAGCGTCCGAAGTCCGCGTCGTTAAGATTCAAGTGTTTTGCTCCTGCGGCTTGTAGTTGAAGGACTGTGTCCATGTCTCCGATACCGAAAACGCGATCGTTCACTACTGCTACGTATCCGCTGTCGCCTGTGTGATTACGTGCTACAAAGTCTGTCATGTTGTTTTCCTCCGTTTGTGTATTAATAATATCTGTTTCGTCTGTTAAGAAAATTGATTTGTCTAATCCGCCTGCGATGGCAGTTGACGTAAATTGCCACGCTATTTGCCCGTTCATATTCGGATTCAGGGGCCAATATGGCTCAGGCGTGATGTCATAGTTTGGATAAGCTGCAATCCAGAGGCAAGGCCCAAAGGTTGCTGTGATTCGATCCGCGTCGACGTTTGCGAGCGTGTAAGGCTTGTATGAGTAATACAGTGGTTTGTAACCAGCATCCTTACAACGTTGCATAAAGTGGATGACTGCTTCTGTGTTTGCGCCCTTGTCTCCGCTTGCGTCGTCCTCGTAATCGCACACTAAATATTTTACGTTAGGGTATGGCAGGTTTGTCAAAAAGTGCGAAGCCTCCGCGTCTGCTTGTGCTATGCTTCCGCCGAAACGTGCAAAGTGATAATAACCGATAGCGTTTGAGGTTTGCACTTGTTGTGATGCCACGGGGCTGAGCCATCCACTGCCCTCGGACACTTTGATAATTGTGTCTCGCGTGCCTGCTTGTTCACAAATTGCAGATAAGTCGCCTGGCTGGTAAGCGCTGACGTCCAAAAAGTATTTATTGGTACGCTGTGCGCTTGTTTGCGTTAAGCCCTTGCGCCTAAACGCCGTGGGATAAGTTGCGTCGTAGGGTAGCTGTACGATATTATACACGCCGTCGGGTGCGCCTTGGTTTTGTCCGAAAAAGTTGCCGTAGCCGTTACCCGCGTCGCTGTCAAAAATTGCAACGTGTGAAACTGGTGTCGCAGGGTGTACTTTAAAAATTGCAATGTCGCCTGGTTGCATTACTTCCACTTCGTCAAAGTTGTCAAGCATTCCGTTTTCATGGCGTTGTTCCCAGATGTCCTTAGCGTAACCCGACGCGGTACAGTTTGCATACGGTACGCCGAGGTATTGGCAATAGTCCGCATAGCCATCCCAGCACTGATTCCCGTACCATCCGTCGACGTCGACACCGAGAGACATGTGAGAATTTTTATAGTCTTGGTAACTCATTTATTTTTCTCCTTTGTCTAGTTTTGATTCGTAGCGTTCAATTTCTGAGCGGATTTTAGCTTGTAAGAACTTAGGTGTGATAACGCCCATCACACCGAGATTCTCGACAACACTCAAAGCGTAATTTAGCAAGCTGTAAATAACAAGCGTAACGCCTAGAGTCGTCATGTCAAAATCAATAGCTAAGCCGTATGCAAAGACATAAACGAGCAAAGTTGTCAAGTGTTTAAGCAAGCCTTTAACGCCTACCGCGCTGTCAGTAACTTTCCAAACGTAGCTTTTAGCGTAGCCAGTCGCGATGTCGATAGCTATAACAATTGTTAGCAAAACTGTCCAGTCGGACTGAGCTGCTTTCAAGAGCGCTCCATAAAGTTGATGTTCTACCATGTTTCTCACCTCCTTTCAATTGTTTAAAGAATTTTAGATATAAGAGATAACATGTAATTTTTTGCCTCAGCGTTTTCGTACCAGATGCAGTTTTTTAAGTAACACTGCCGCAACGTCCACGCGAGGTCTGAAGACCTGTCCATGTAAATTAAACCGTTTTCAGACTCGCTTGGGTCGACGCTGTAGATGTTGCGGTGTTTGTCATAGCCTACTTTGACGTAAACAAGACCGTTACAACTGTAACAAGATAGCGTCACTCCGTCTATGTACAAAGAGTAGAGATAAGTCTTCTCGCCTTTGAGTTTACCAATGTTCTTTCCTCGGTCTACCTGAAATTTATTATTTGCCACGCTGTCATAAATTTTTGAATCTTTGATCAGGTGATAGATGTCGTCATCCGACGAACCGTCGAAGGGTTGATTAGGTGGAAACTCGATTAAAATGCGTCGGTCTTTTAAATTATAGAAACGCCTATCCGTGTTTTCGTAAAATTTAAAATACGCAAAATATGGATTGTTAATATTCGCAGCATTTGACAAGAGATAAACATGGCAGTTTTTACGCTGTCGAAAGACTGAGATAAGTAAGTTTAGGAAAGCCTCTACTTCATTTTTTAAATAACGTTTGTTAGAGCTTGTGTCGATAAGTACTTCGTCAAACATTATAAAGAATACATTGTCATATTCCGATCCTTTGAGGTTTACCCACGTTGACAAAGATTTTAAATAAATTACGACGCGTCCGTTTAGCATTATTTTACCGCTTGTGATAACAAATTCACCATCTTCAAAACCTTTGAGCGTTGATGTAAATGTTATTTTAGTTTGTGTCCTCGATACGTTCACTTCCACTTCTTCGTAGTTGTCAAAAATTTGCTCAAGCATTATACGCGGAAAGAAGCTTTCTTTATCTATGCCGTCGAGCTCCGTTTTATTTCTCCGCAAATATAAGCTCTGTTTACCATTCTTCACGAATTGTTGTAACAGATATTTTTTCATCGCGAAAGTCTTCCCGATATCACGCCCGCCTATGACAAAATTTAAAAATTGATTATATGAGAGCATTTTCTGTGGATTGTACCATTCTTTTTTATGTTGTTCCATCCATTGTTACACCTCCTTAATCAAAATTTCTGTAGCTGTCCAAAACTGCCTGATCGTCCGCGCGGTTTGGGTTTTGCGTGTAAATGTCAAAAGGTTTAGGCTTCGTATAGTCCAGATATTTCGCTTCCCAGATCCGCACACCTGATGCTAAAATATTTTTAATCATTGCTAAATCGCTCTGAGGCGCTTCGAGTCCGCTGACGTCCGCGCTTGTTAATTTGATATAGTTAAACGCTTGGCGGTTGTACGCATATTTTAAAACGTCATTTGACTCCGTTTGATAAATGTATCCGTACAAATGCATATATGTCAAAACGGTTTTTAATTGTTCAGGATACGGGAAACGAATACGAATAAAGAGTCCTTGTTGATAGTTAGACGTTTGAAACGAAATATCATTACCCATCTGTTGGATCGAGTCAGGCTGATTTTGTAAGTCTGTCATCGTTGCGTTAAAAGCGCGGATTTGTTGGTCAATCGCTGTTTTTGCTTGCAAGTTTGCAAGCGCTGTACTTTGACTACGTAACTCATTTTCATCCTGCGCGAATGAACGGTTCACTTTTGCGTTTGTTACGTCCATGAGCGACTGTTGGACGTTGTAATATCCATTAAGTCCAGCTTTTGCGGTGTTGCTAGCTGTTGACATAAATTTGCCCATGTACGTTTCGTCTTTTTTAAGTGGAGAAAAAATGTCGAGTGCGTTTGTTGCGACGTCTACTGTCGCCATGACTCCCGCTTTTCCGCGTTTAAAGACGCTCTGATCCACGGCGAAATTAGCTCCATAAATATTTTTGTCATTCGCGAATGACGTTTGACGGTTGTTCATGTCCGCCTGTTGACGTTGGAGACTTGCGTTTTCGTTAAAGCTCATTTGTTGCGCTTTTATTTGCGCTGAGTGTCCTTGAATATATGTCGCCGTAGCGTCGTCCAAGATTGTCAGATTTTTTCCTGTTGTGTCAAAAATCCCATATTGCATGATATCCCACTTGGATATAATATTTTCATCCGCTTTAGCTTTAATTTTAAACGTTTTATTGTTTTGGTCTACAATATTGTGAGTGTGACCATAGCCGACGAGTCCTGCAAAATTGTAGTTTTGGTCTCCGACAGATCCTAAGAGCATAATTGCCGATTTGTTGTAATACTTACCGTCTTCGGTTTGCAGATTGTTCAACAATTCCAGCTGATAAGCGTACGTGTTTCCGTAATAATCGTAGAGTTCAACGTCAATAAGTTCGGAAATTAGTAAAAGCTGATTGACCATAGGGACAAAACGTTCGCCTAATGTGTCTTTAACGTAGCTCTTTAAGCGTTTTAAAATCTTCGGTTTGAGCTCGTCAATCTCGATAAACTTTGGTGCTGCTTTTGGATGCTCTACAATTTTTACAATATAAGCCGCACTGTTTGCAGCGCCTGAGCCATCGCCACCGCTTCCGTCGCCTGCGACGTCTGGGTTAATCTTTCCGCCTGCGAGTACGTCTGGTGGTATACAAATACTAGAAATAGCATCTGCGCGGACGTGAGAAATCGTGTGATCCAAAACAATATGATTCGTGTTGTAGTTTTGCTCGATCGTGTGTAAGTTGTGTCCGTCGTAGCTTACACATACGCCCGTGTGTCCGTTAACGCCTGTACCCGTTGGGCCATAGTTAGGCTTATAGTTAATTAAGCAACCGCCTGCATTTTTGAGGTCTTCTTCGGATGGGTTGAACTTTACACCCCATCCGCACGATTTCCAATCGTACGCCGAACCGATGGCGTAGGCGTTGAAAGTGTCCCCGATATTTTTGTAAAGGTTTCCAACACCTGCACCGAGTCCAGGCGCATCAACGCCGAGATCGCGGTAGCACTTACAATAATAAGACGAGAGAGCGTAACACTCAGCGTTACCAACACTTTGATTATTTAAAGTTTTTAATTTTGCGATTACTTTTTCGGTAACTTCTGCAGGCTTTGGCGCGGATGCTGTTTTTCCGTCGCCTCCGTTACCTGCTTTGTCGTTCGGTCCGACGTCATTAATAACAGCTTTTACAACAGGTACAAAACTTTCAGCGTATGCGCGACGTTTGTCCGCGACTGGAATTCCTGCACGTTCCCAACGCGTGACAAAGACATCGGAGAGATTTCCAGCGCTGTCGTTTCCAGAAAGTACAGCTTTAGCCGTTTCGCTTTCACCTGGCTCGTTCAAGAGCCAACCAACTTGCGCCTCGATAGTGTGTTCTGAAATTCCTTTCGAGTGTGCGTAGTTTCTGAGCCCTTGCGCCCGCGTGCTTGTCCATTGCCAAAGACCGAGACCCGCGGCAACGTCAATCGTATAGTCCATAGACGATTCTTGTTTCGCGTTTCCTAAGAGTGCAGCGATACCGTTCACGGTTGCAGGTGGATAATTTGCTTTTATTGTTTTTGCAATACGTTCAGCAATTTCTTTTTCTGAGCCTGTTGGCCCTCCGACCGTCACAAGGTCGCCAGATCCTCCGCTCGGTGCGGCACTTGACTGACGTCCGACACCGACAACGTTAAAAATGTCTCCATCCGCTTTTTTGATTTTGACAACGCTTCCATCATAATCGTAGTCTATGCCGAGATAGCGACTATAATACATATTTACAATATTATTAGTCGCAATGTGTTGAGCGTCTGCGGTGTTGTCCTTTGTTGGACTAATATGTTTACCGCCGACCGTAATACCGAAGCACTCGAGCAAAATTGTTACAATAGGCTTTGGTGGATACGTTTGACCGTCAAGCTCAAATTGTTTGGTCATTTTGCCTGCAATTTCGACAGGTACAAAATAATACTTCAGACTTTTTTGAGTTCCTGAAAATGACATGTCTGACGCTGGTGTTCCTGCCTCGCCTTTGAATTTAAACTCAGGCTTAGCTACAATAACAAGCCAGTCGACGAGATTCGCACCGACGTCGTAAATTTCTTCCGTAGCTTTTGATCCGACGTTAAAGCCTTGAGTGTTCGTGTGTCGCGCTCTGAAATTCTTGTCGTCCGACGGTAAATACGGTAAGTACTGAGCAATTGTTCCGCTGACTTGCGTGTTTTTATTAAATAACATCGGTTGGTAGGTGTTCCAAATATCCAACTCATAAATTATTTTTGTAGTGTTTTCGTTAATATACGCTATGTCGTAAACAAACGCGTAATATTCTTTTCCAGCGTTTTTAAAAAACATATAAGTCGCGGTCTCAAACTGCTCTTGACGTCCGCTGACGTAAATTTCACCAGTTCTTGAAATAAATTGAAAATTATCAGATTCGTAAATCTTTTTTAGGTGCGGTGAGTCTGTATCAAAATATCTCTGCATCTCGTCGCGATTGTCGAAATGGATGACGTTCGCGTAATCGCTTCGAAATGGCGATTTTGAATAAAGCTTAATTTTAGTTGTTTCTTTAACCAAGTTTTTGAAAGTTCCTTTCTAGCTAATACAAAAAATAGTGTTAGCTTTTTAACTAACACTATTATATCATACTTTGTACTATTGCGCTAGTACAAGTTATCGTTTTTAGTCGCCGATTTCGGTTTGGCCTGTCCACGTTCCAGCGTGTCGGATGCGGTGTTTACCTTGTCCTTGTGCGCCTCGGTCAGCGTTTGACATCGTACTTACGTCCGACCATGTGCCACTTTTGCGAATCTTAAACCATCCGCCGTGCTTTTGGTGACTCTTAAAAATTCCGCTTTTACGCGTCGCCCAGGGACGAAATTCTGGCGGTGGAAAGTAGGCAATTGCGTCAAACCATAGCTCTATTTTATTGTCACCGCTCGGATCTGCTGCTAAATCGTCAAAGCGGAGAAGCTTGATTCCCACGTGTTGGGCGTGCGCTTGTCCAAACTCTGACTTTTTAATTGTGAGAATAGGAACGCTACCGAACACCGTCGCACCGCCAAGGCTTTGGTTATAGCTATAACCAACGCCTGATTGATAGTGAAGGTCGACTAACGTCTGACCGTTAGCATTTACAAGCGAGTCATGAACTGGAAACGGTGTCCCTCGTCCGACGCTCGTGATCGTTAAGCCGTAACCGCTGACACCTTTGACTTTAATTTTAATTTCGTCGTCAGTTTCTTCGATGTCATAATCAAAGCTCACCCGTGTGTCAATTGTTTCATTCCACGGTGAAGAAGTAGTGTAAGCGTTGTACATGTGGAAAATGGACGTGTTGCCGTCGTACGATACGCCTTTATATGTACCGCCTTGGATTACTACCGGCTTTAACTGGAAGTCTACGTGTCCGCCGTTTTTGAGTTGTGCCATACTTAAACACCTCCCGCAAGGTCGTCCTCAGTTTGTCCATTGTTTGTGCGAATAAAGTGTCCGCCGTCCGTGCTACCTCCGAAGATATTGATATTACCTGTTGCAATATTGCGGTCAGGTTTGAGGTTGCCATTTTCCCAAGCGCCTGAGCGTTTCAAGTTGTCGATAATCTTGTTTAGATTGTTTTCAATTTCCGTGATACCGAGCTTATCTTTCAAATCTTTCAAAAATTGCGGGTCGTTTAAAAGTTCTTTGAGATAATCTTTAAACCATTTCTGCATCTCAGGATCGTGAAGAATCTCTTTGAGGTAATCCTTGAAAAATTCTCGCATGTCTGGATCACGTAAAATGTCTTTTAAGTAGTTTTTAAACCATTCTTTTAAATCGGAATTAAGGACATCTTTGAGCAAGTCACTGAAGATTTTACGAAATTCGGTCGAGTGTGCAAAGCGACGAATGAGCTCAGGGATAAGATATTCGAGCAGGTCGATAAGAGCGTTTTTAAAATCTTCAAACTCATTTTCTAACGCTGTAAAATCGTCCAAAAGTTGCTTAAATGCACGTTGTAGCCATGCGATAAGCTCGTAAATACTATTCGCATTGTCGAAGCTCGTCGGAAGCTCTGGAATTAAGCCAAAGCGTTCAATCCAATACTGCGAGTAGCGTCCGCGGTAGTTTTTGAAGAAATCTTCGTTTTCGTTAAACATAATCAATCACCTCTTTTTTAGTAGATTGTTTTAAGAATAGGTGGACATTTTGTGCCAGGCTCAAGCAAAGTCTTAGCGTTAATTGTTTCAACTTCCGCGGTGTCGGTGTTGTAGGTTTCAATGTTGAAGTCAAGCAACGCTTGAGCGTCCTCCTTATTTCCGCCAAACGCGACCGATGTTCCTGACACGCTTACATGGACTGGAAGCCAATATTCGCCCATGTCTATTAACAATCCGCCTGAGACAATGACTCCGCTGTCTAAATCGTCTTGTGTAAAGTTCGTACGTCCTTTCGCTTGCGAAAGTAGGAGAAGCGCTTTTGCAGGCGTGAGCGGTGGGAATTTAAGCCAGTCGCGAATTTGGATTAAATCGGTCGCAAAGCTTCTCTCGTACGATGCAAATCTGATGTCCGTTACAATGTTCGTAAGTACACGGTTTTCGGCGTCATATTTAAGAGAAACGAATAATCCTGTTCCACCGTTCAGTCCTCCGAGGTTGCTTGTTTTCAGACCGTGACTGAAATCGTGTGTCGAGGCGTCTTCATAACCTGTTTTATTTACGTTCTCTTGGTTATACGTTACCGTAACTGTTTCGCCTCCGACGACAAAATCCACAGATTCTAGACCTGTTTGACGCATGCGCGCTTGCATAATTGCTCGCTTAGATTCGTCAGTGACTTTGAGCGGTTCAGCGCTGTTCGTCGTATTAGCGTTCTTAAGTTTTTCAGCTAATGCGTCAATAGCTTTTTTAAGTTCACCGTCAGCGGTTTTAGACGCTTCACCGAGTTTTGTTACCGCATCCGTCACGCTTGTAATGTCAGCAACTTCTTTCGTTTTCGCGTCCTCAAGTTTTTTCGCTAAGTCATCCGCTTTTGCGTTTGCTTGTTCAGCTTTTGCTTTTGCGTCGTCCGCTTTTGTTTGTGCGTCCTGAGATTTTACTTTTGCGTCACGTGCGTCGTCTTGCGCTCCTTGGATAGCGACAGCTAAAGCGTCAAAATCTGGAAGCTCAGGTTTCGCAACTTCCAAACGAATCTCAGCAACTTCACGCGAGAAGTCAAGAGAGTCGATAGAGTTGTCATTTTGCTTGAGAGCAACAGTAAGAGTGACATTATCTGACACCGACAAGCTGACAGCGTTCGAATTATCTAAGTCTGTATAGAGTTCGACGCGTTTGAGTCCTTCGACGCGTCCGTTATGTTTTTTCGCAATGTCGCGACTTTCTTCGTTGACGTACAATTTCGCATCTTTTGGCAACTTAGACAAAATTTCTTTAACGTTGTCAATGTCCGTTTTCAAAAGTTTGTCAGCGCCTTCAGACGCTTCTTGCAATTTTGCGAGAGCGTCTTTAACGTCCGCAATTTGCGTAATAGCGGTAGTAGCTTTTTGATCCGCAAGACCTGCTTTTTCAGCCGCTTTGTCAGCTTTGTCTTTTGCTTCTTTAGCGTCATTAAGTGCTTTTGTTAAATCTGCCTCAATCAAAGTACCGTCAATAACAGCTTTATCTTTAGTTTTATTAATACTCAAGTATTTACCCGCTGTCTCAACGTTAAGCCCGCGGTAATCGTGTCCGAGAGCGACTGATTTCTTCGGATCGTCCGTTCCTTCATCAGCTGTTGTAACGCTTGTGGTAACAAAAGGCGTACCTGTCACCTCGTTCACTTTGTCTGGATCCGCTTTAACTTTAAGTTTAAAGTCGCCATCACGCTCTGAAAAGTCGACAGATGTGAGCGCATCTTTACCGCTAACAGAAATATCTTTAATTTTTTGATGTTGTTGGAATTGGATGGTTTTAGAAACTGGTAAAGGTCGTTTAGTTGTTTTAGTCATAATTTTTTTCCTCGTTTTCTATAAATGTGAATGACATGGTTTTTGGATGCAGTTCCGCGAGCTGTTTTAAATAAAGGACAGCTTGCAAAAGCATTTTTTTGCTTTGTTTGTTGTACGCTATTTCAGCGTAGCTGTATCCGTCCGCGGTTTTCTTGTCAATGATTTTGTGAGTAAAAGTGTAAGTTATAGCCTGGAAAGCCGTCGTCGCGCGAGCACAATCTTCGCGACCTGTTGCGCTGTGCCCACGAACCGTGAGGCGGAGACTTGTTTCGGTCATTTCTGCCAAAATTGTAATCATAGCTTTTCGTGCCCCTCTCCTCCGACAAGTGAGATACGCTTTTCGCCGTCGCGGTTATTCGTCGCTGTGAGATTAAATTTGTCCCAGTCTTTTAAGTAATGCACCCACCCAGGCTTTTTGTGTCCGTCAGCGTCGTAAAACCAAACGCCGTACTCTTCCCACGAATCCGCATCGTCCCACGGTTTCTCATACTTAGTCGTAAATTTAAAATTATTAGATGTGAGAACGCCGTTATCCCAGTGCGTTAGCTCGTTGATAATTGGAATCCGACTAAAATACTCATTATCATCAATCACACGCCCAAAGCCTTTAAGTTTAGATTTTGATAAAAGCTTATCTTTGCTATAATAAACGCCGAGCACTTTGAAACGGATGAAACAAAGACAGTTTAAATCATCCCCTGACGTCGTCACCGTCGTGAACGGTTTGTTTACAACTTTCGAGCGTGTTGAGGTGATGCCCCAGCGTTCGGCGGTGGATTTGTCCGCGTAGTAGTAGAGCACGGCTCTCGCTTTGACATACAGATTTTTTAAGCGTTTGCCATAGCGGTTATTAGTTACTTTAAAATAATACAGCTCGTCGCTTTCAGGTTGAAAGTCTTGAGGTACTTTAATAAGTAGCTGAGCTAAGTATTTATCGTAGCTGACTAAATTATCGTTAGCAATTGTTAATTCTCGCATAATTTATCCTTTCTAAGAGTCACCAGACTTGAAGAAAGAGTGGCTCTAAAATGTTGAAGATTTCAAATGTCAAGTCTTCCATCTGCGCTAGTTGGTTGTAACGTTGCGCAAGCTGTCCACCTGCCCATCCGTGCGTATAGCTGTGGTGGTCTTCTTTGCCTTTTGCGTTACCTTCCCCGAGCGCATTTGCATAATCTATCGCGCCGTATTTTTGATCGTGGTCATTATCATAGGTTATGCTCAAATGTTCCTGAGGCGTTGTGTTGGAAATGGAAAGCGTGTGACTGTCGTTCTTCGAGCTTCCGTCGTTATACATGTTGGTATCTTGATTCATTTGATCCAAGCTCATATTTTTAAGAGTGTCGCGGACTTTAAACAAATTCAGACAATCCGTGTTTAGCTCTTGCTCCAGGAACACTTGAAAACGTGCGAACGTCTCAAAACCAATCTCACGATTATAAAAGCGCTGACAAAAGAGTTTTTTAAAGTCGTCGTCGACGTATTGATTAAGGTGCATATCCTTAAACAATTCATTAAAGGTCTGGTTGATGATGACATTATAATGAAGGAAATCACCGTTTTCGTCAACTGCTAAACCGTCAAGGTTTCCTGTAATCGGATTACGATAACGCGATTTTAAAAATTGTTCTATTGTTGCGGTGGTGTTGTTTTGTGTCATGGTTGTAAACCTCCGTCCGCGTTATCGTCAAGATTCTCAGTGTTAAGGTCTTTCTCAACATCCGCAAAGTTAAAGCGTTGCACCCATTCAGCAGGCTCAACATCTATATCAAGCCCATAGGCTTCATTAATGCGTTTCACCGCGTTTCGTCGTGATTTCCAACCTACTTCAATATTAGCTGAGATAATACCAGCGTTCGAAATTGCTTCAGCGGTAACTAAGCGCTCTGCTTTATCCACTGGATTATTATTAATCCCAATAAATGTTAAAAGCTGATTAATTACTCGGTTTTTTTCGTCGTGCAACTTATCCAAAAGATAAGGCGCGTCGGTTCTAAAGACTTTGATTCGGTCGTCGAGCTGTTGGAAGTCCGCTGTCCCTGCGGCATTTTTTTGAGTGTTGGCGTAAACGACAGGCTCAAAGCTTTGAATTTTGTTAAAAATGTTTTTTAAACTTAGGACAGATTTTTCGTCTGCTAGGACAAAGAACGGCGTCACCTGTGCATTTCGATTTAATTGAATTGTCATTTCAATATCTGCAAGCTTTTCACAATAGAGGTGAATGTAATCTAAGTAAGGTTCAAAAAGATTATTATTAGGAATGACAATACATGGCTTATCTGTTCGCGTTTCGTTGTGCATTTTTTGGAGTAAGTCAAAATCTCGTTTACTGTATGCGATTTGCATCTTAGGGAATCGCATCTGCTGAGCTGCATTTACTGGAAGATAAGTCGTTGGATAGTCATAAATGTTCAACTCTTGCCCACGCGTTCCACCTTGGACAACATAGCCAAGCTGTTCATCTTCAAAAAACGCAACGTGTCCATTTTCCAAAAGCTTACGCTCTATGAAAAGCTCGTCTAAGTCGTTCGGTAGGTTGTACCATGAGAAGTAATTAACCACGATATCATAAAAATAATTAAAGTAAAAATTATACCATGCGGTACGGTTACGGTCGACCGTGGTTTTACTGTGGTCGATGCGTCCGAGCGTTTTTGTGTATTCTTTTAAACTGTGATAATTTACAGTATTCAAATACTTTCCCTCGCTTTCTTTGTTTTAATAAAAGCCCTAAACCCGTGCGGGTAGGGCTAGTAGGGTGATACTATTAGTCCTCAACGTAGAACATGTGGATGTTTTCAAACAATGAGAGACTAGTCAAATAATGATGATGGTAGAAGTAGTTGTAAGACATAGTTTTAGGGTTGCGAATACTTTCCATGTGAACAAGTTTATCTTTCAAAATGATTGAGTTTTTAGAAACAAGGAAAGCAACAGGACGGCGTCCGTTATTTTGTCCAGCTCCTGTGAATTTGTCAAAGAAGTCAACGACGATTTGACGAGCTTGGACTGAAGCTTTATCCATATTGAAAGCGTTCGCAAGCATCAAATCAATGTCTGTACTATATTCAGCATCGATAATCAAATATTGATCTTCGAGTGGCGTTGCGTTCGGTACACCTACTGGATTATTAGAGTGAGCTTTGTCGCGTGAAGGGATGGTAAACTGTTTAGATTTCGCAATAATATCTTTTACCATCTCTTCAATATAGTTGTTATGAGTTGTATCAACTTTCGTACCTGCGACCGTGATTTGATGCGCTGTACCTGCGTTATCTGTGTAAGTTACTTCCGCGAGTGAGTCGTTAAGAACTTGTTTTACTGCTGCATATTCATCGAGCGTGTCTGAGCTAATAAGTGATGTGAACATCTTGTCAATAAATTCATCAAACGCCATATCTGAGGTAAAGGCTTTTTGAACCCATGCGCGCTCGAATGTGCGGTCATAGCGGTATTCGTTATTAAGCTTGTGATAAAATACTTCGATATCTGTGTCAGCAAAAGCGAAAGGATGTCCGTTATCTTTTGCGTTAAAGTTATTACGTTCCGCTGGCGCTACATAAATTTCTTCAAGCGTGTCACCAAACTCGAAAATTTCAGATTTGAAAATAGCGAGTGGGTTTTCGTAAGTAAGAGCTTTTACAACAACTGATCCGATACGGTTAATCAACTGCTCGAAAAATTCGTTTTCATGTACTTGGAATTGTTGCGTCGGAATGTTGCTATGGTTGATAGCGCCCTTGAGAACTGGGATATCTGCTTGGTAAGCGTTTGAAGCTTTTTCACGGATGGCGTTCAAGAGATCTACGTTTGTTACATTTTGTCCAGTTTCCTTAGACATAAAGCGTGTAATTTTATTACTCATTTTATTCTTCTCCTTCTTCTACAGGAATTTTGTTATTTTCGTTAACTTCGGTTGTTTCCAACTCGTCAGCGCGTTCAACGCGTTCAGGATAGTTTTGTTCACGATTTGCGATATTGTCTGCTGGTGTTTCGAGAGGTTGTTCAACGTCAGTCGGTGCGTTGGTTTCTACAGCACGGTCAGCGTAAATAGCTTTAAGCTCGTCGCGACCGTACCAGTCAATTTTTGGAAGATTCATTTTTTGGTGTCCTTTCTGTTAATTAAAACAAGTCGTTAATCTGTGCAATTTTTGAGACTGCTTCTTTAGCTTCTTCGGCTGCTTCATTTTGTTTGCCGATTTGACGATAAAGCGTGTTGTTTGATGCCATGAGACCTTGGTTTTTCTTGTTAAGGTTTGCGACATCTTCGTTCAACGTTGCCACGATTTCATCAATCGTGCTGACAAAATCTTTCAAGGTGATCAAGTCCGCGAGAATTGATTCGATTTCGTCGTCGTTGCCCACGCGTTCAGGGAGTGAGTCAAGAAGCTCAAGAGCGTCTTTGGTTTCAAAAGCTGTATCCATTGTGGAAAAGCCTCCTTTACATTTATTTGTACTATTATAATAACACAAGCCGACAAATATGTCAAGTAGCTTGACACTTTTTAAGAGTTGTGTTAAGATAATAATACAAGAAGCACCGACTGTGATTGACGCATGGCGTCAGGATGATTACGCATTGAGTTGCGCCTGACGCTTTCGCATCTTAATCACGTGCTTTGTCAGTTGCTCTCGGATAGTTTCTTCAGACAGTTTCCTTACGGAAGCTGTTTTTTTATATATAAAAAAATCTCCTTAGACATCTCGTCTAAGGAGTAGTGGTGGTAGAGCTAAAGTATAGATAAATAAGAAAGAAAGGAGATTTTATGATTTTAATAAGAAAGGTGGTACTTCATGTAGTATGACTCGTGTAATTTTGTGAGATAGACGCTCTACCTTGCCTATCTCTGTACTATTATAATAACACACTATGACAAATACGTCAAGCGCTAGGACACAAAAAAAGAGCGTTTTTTATAAACGCCCTGACCGTTCTGAGTAGTGCTCATAACTCTAACACATATACGCTAAAAACAGTACAAAAAAAGAGCGTTGCACTACTAACGCCCCAGATTTTAGCGATACTCTGCGAGGTAATACCACTTAACCTCACATACATAGTATATCAAACTTTTAAAAATCTGTCAATAGTCAAAATCGTCAATTGCTTTAATTTCAAATGTTGTTGTGACGATAGACATACCTCCACGGCGACCAATCATTTTTTTAAGACCGTCGAATTTTTGACCAACTTTGAAATTTTCAAACGTTACCTGTTTCTTTACTGCGTCTGTCATACCTGCCACTTTTACGTGGAGTGAGCCGTCAGTTTTTTCGATAGCGTAGCATTTTTGACGGATATATTTAAAGCGTGTCCCTGTAACTTCGAGATCAAAAGCACCGAGTTTTTTTGAATCAACTTCAAATTTCACATCTTTAGTCGTCAAGTGTACCGCGTCGGTGTCACTGTATACAAAGTTATCACGATGCATGAGAGCAACAGATACAATATATGTACGGGCAAGAGAAGCGATAGCGGCAGTCATAGGTGCATAAATTGCTTTTACAAAAGTGTCACGTCCGTTTTTATAAACTACTTTACCTGTACTTTCATCAATTTCTGGATCTTTAATCTTTAAAAGCGTCTTAGCACCAAACTTTCCGTAAAGACTAACTAACATAGCCTTAGCATGTTGACGACTAAAAGGAGTCGACGCTTCTTGTTTCTCAGCGTAGTATTTATTTACATAAATATCAAACAACCCAAGAGCGCCTGCGAATGTTACTTGTTTCAAAAAAGCAAATTCGTCCACGTCGTAACTTTTTAAAAAGAGCTGATATTCTGTCCAAGTCATACAAAACTCAGAATATCCTTTTGTTTCGTAAGTTATGTGTCCTTCCTGGCACATGCTGTTAACAGTCTTTGCGAACGGGAAAAAACCGTCTTTTAATTCAAATGCACATTCAAAAAAGATAAAAGACACTTGAGACTCTAGCGGAGCTTTAGGCCACACCGTGTTAATTTCTACGGGTTTACCGTAAGGAAGAACAGCTGATTTTTGGATAAAGGCGTACATACTATTAATGTCGAAAACATTAATTTCACCTTTAATATCTTTATTCGCATATTTTGGAACGACGTAATTCCAGCCAGCTTTATCAACTTTACGACAAAGTTCATCGACGCCGTCTGCTAACTGTGGAAAGTAGCTATCGAACGCGTAGCCTTGTTGTTTCATAATTTGCTTAAATTCATACAACGCTTGAGACGCATTAGTAAAGCGGACGTACTTACCTGCAACAAAATATTCTTCGACCGCTTTACAAAAAACATCAATGTCGCTACCTGAAAGCTTAAATGTCTCACGCATAGCGTCAACATCACCATCAAAAACTTTTTTAAAGTCTTTGATCTCAAAGCGGTAATCATTCACGTAAAAACGCAACTCGTAAAACTCTACGCCGATTTGGCTATCATATTTTATGCCGTTTTCTATAAAGTACGCGACAAATGAATCACACACTTCAATCAAGCTAGGTACAAAAAGTGTATGTACAGTGTTTGTATCATTAAGTCCTTGACCCACCCAAGCTTTTAAGAAGCCACTGATAGTGTCAAACGTTGTAGCAGTAGTAGTGAGACAACGTTTAAAAGTTATGCTGTCAAGTGTAATGCTTTGAGCATTTTCGTTAGTCATGTCCGCTACTGCCGCATAAAATGTGCGATCAGTGCGATTCTTTTTGTTTGTGGTATTTTTCATGATAAAGTATCGCTTTCGTTTGTTTATTTTTTGTGTTTCGCCGAGCGACTATAAGCGATTTTAGATGCTCTTTGCACGTCGTCAAAAGATCCATCTATTTCGCTCACCTTAGTGCTGTCGCTCATTTCAATTTTTTTACCGTCCGAGTCGTAAAACCATTCGCGCAAATTCGTAATGTTCCATTGTGTACGCGTTGACGGATCTTTCAAGCTGTCGATAAATTTCGTCGGACTCAAGAGCTTTACGCTACGAATTGCCGCCCTGGCGTTCTTTAATTGTGCATCTGTTGCGCCTGATTTTTTCATTACTTTGTATCGAGATTCAAGAGCGCTGACGTATTGATTTTTTTTGTCTTTTGCGTAAGCCGTTTTCATCTTGCGGACTTGCGTTTCGTTCATTCTGCTAAACCTGTTACGCTGTTCGCTTGCCCAGTTTTTACTCATCACTACGCCATCTACTCGCCCACCACCTTCGATGGTTGTTTCCATACGTCTAAACAGTTGGTGCTTTTTCACTGTTGATTCGCGGTAAATCCCGCCCGTGTGCGGGTTGACTGCGAGATCGTTAGATGCATAAGCTTTAGTCTTAAGCTTACTCGCTACGCGACGTACTGTCTTTGTATCCATTTCTTTACTAGATAAAGTATTAGTACCGAGAACAGCCTTAATCTCTTCGTCTTTTGCGCCCATCTTCGAGAGCTGATTCACACGTCGCGTGATATACCCGCGGTCACTGCTTAAGCTTGTTTTTTTCTTAGCTGTCATAATCTAGTCCTTTCATAAATACCGTGAGCGGAATATTTGAAGTTAATTTCTTATATTCCACATCTACAACCTTAAACCCGTCATATCCGTTTTCTTCACAATATTGTGAATAACGACGTTTTACCTCAGACTCTCTACGTCGTAGCGGTAGCGTCATGTTGTGTTCAGTTGTTGTTATATTACCTTCGGTGTCTACGTTATAAACATAACCTTTCACAAATGTAATCTCTCGACGTACACTCACTGTACGTTCTGCATCGTCCATATATTTGTAATAAACTTTACGCATAATTTTTTATCCTTTTCGTTTTATCTTTACTATAAGTATACACCTAATCAGTTTTCTTGTCAAGTGTAATATACTATATTTCTTTAAAATATTTATATGTTTTTATTTTAAATGACTGAAGAAATACTCAGCGTCCATGTTGTAATCTTTAGGCTCAAGTGTTGACGTCTTGCGTTTTGTCTTAGCATAAGCATCAACAATATCCGCGTAGCTCACGTCTTTACCTTGCGAGAGTAGTAGCTCTAAGCAAGCATCCACGCGCTTAATTTTTAAATCCTTTGGCCCTGCCTTACGCATCCAAGACTCAACTTTTTTCAGTTGCTGAGGTGCTCGGTACGGATCCATTTTCATATTCCAACAGTAAGACTTAATCAAAAGACCTGACGATTTCGGAAGAGTGCTATCAGGCATATAGTAATCTAAAAACATATTCTTTTGATTCATCAGGTCACGCACGTAATCACGATACGCTTGCAATAATTCCAGGCTCAATGTTTCCATTTTGAGAC